AGCTCTGGCGGAGTTGCACCTTCTGGGAAACTTGGATTCATTGTTGTCATGCCATCTTGATTTGCAGTAACTGTAGTTTCAGGTATTTGCGGAAAAACATTAAAATTACCTTCAAACTCATTAGCTCCAGGACTTGCTACTGCTGAATTAATACTTCCGCCTAATTGAGAAACTGCTGCTTCTATATCACCCATAGCTAAATCTGGGAGCATTTCTTTTATTTCAAGAGCGTTGTAGCCTTGAGATACATAGTAACCAATTAACTCAGGGATGCTTGGCTCTGCTTGAGCAGCTCCACCATTTGCAAACATCTTTCTATTTAATACATTCATAATTAACCAGTTTGAGTGTTTCCTGTATTTTGGTTTTGATTGCCATACTGTCCGCCATAATTAGAGTAAGCATTAAAGAATGCTCCTAATCCTAATGCGCTTGGATCTTGAGGCATTCCGTATGTAGTATTAATGCTAGTTCCACCAGGTGTGTACTGAGGCATAAATCCTCGCATATAATCTACAGCCTTCATTCCTCTAAATCTATTTCTTTCATCAGCATCATACGCAGCATCTATACCACGTTGCTTCATTCCTCTGGCTGCTTCGTCAAAGCCCATTAATTCGCTTCTTTCATCTCTGCCCATTTGTTGATACATGCCACCAAGTCCGCCCATTTCTCTGCCGTAGTCGGTGTAATCTCTTGTAAGGCCGCCAATATCTCCAGATATACTTCTCATATCTCCAGCACCAGTTCTTGCTATGTCGCCTCTTCTGGCGCCTAAGCCCATCATGTCACCAGCAAATCCTCTTCTAGCACCTAACATATCTCTGCCTAATCCAGATTCAAATCCAGCAGCTCTTTCTAATGCGCCTCTGCCAAATCTTGATTCATCTATAGCTCTGCCTTGAGCTGTATCAAAACCTCTAGAACGTATACTAGATAAAGCTTCACCTAAACCTCTACCTAAAGCAGCTCTTCTTTCTTCAGCTCCAAGCTTAGCTCTAGAACCAAAAGCAGATTGACCGCCTGATTGAATGTCTCTTGCTCTTTGGCCTATGTCGGCTATCTCGCCTTGTTTGAATACGTCATCTATTGTTTGTTGTACAACTTGATTTTCAAATGGATTGTTGTAAGCAGCTGTAGAACGTGGATCAAAGCCTTGCAAAGAAGCTCTTTGAAAGTCTCTAGCTGATGGTCCTTGTCTACCAAAGCTGGACATTAAATCTCCCATACCCATTCCATACTGTTGCTCTGCTTGGGATAAATATGGTTGTTGCATTTGACCAGCTCTTCTATAACCTTCTGTAGCTTCATCAAGCAATCCTCTTCTTTCTCCTATAGTTCCCATCCCTTGTAGCAAAGTATTTTTTTGAAAGTCTAAATAAGGTTTATATCCACCAATTCCAGCATAAGCAGATTCCATTGCTCTGTTGGCAAATGGAGAAAACCCTGCTACACCTCTAGGATCAAATCTTCTGCCATAAGCTGCTTCTGCAGCTCTTCTGCCTTCACTTAATATACCTTCGTAATCTGGACTGCCGAAATAAAATTCTCTTAAACGAGGATCGCTTATTTGTTGGTTTTTTTTAATCCCTGTTACTATCGGGTTTACTGTATCTGCCATTAGATTGCCTCAAATATGTCCATCAGTTCACGCATATTTTCTACACCTTTCTTACGAGATGATTTGCCGCCTGATATTAATTCTATTCCTGATTTTGTTTTGTTTAAGTTAAAAGCGCCTGCACCTTTAGTTGCAGCAGCAGTCATTACAAACTCACCATCGCTTAACATTGCTGGTATGTCATCCGAAGTGCCAGTTCCAGGGCCTGCTGATTCTCCACCATCACGCATATCTAATTCTCTTACTGCTGCTATACCGCCTTTATTAAAGTATTGCCTGTCAATTGGGCCACCCATAGCAGCAAAGACTTCAGGTGAGAAAGACTTAGGAGCTGCTGAAAGACCAAACTCTTCTCTAGTTCCGCCTGTGCCTAAAGTATTGGCCATTGAATATCTGCCAAGCGCATCCATTGTTACTTCTGGAGTCTGTGATAATCCACCTGCTCTTTCTTCGGCTGATTTTTTCGTAGCTTTACCTAAAGCTAAGGCTAGAGCAAACATTTTAGGATCCATGCCTCCACCTTGATTATTGCCTCCAAGAAGACTTCCTAAACCTCCACCACCAAATATTTTTTCAAGAAAGCTGCCGCCTCCTCCTTTACTTAAATTTGATAATGCACTTCCTACAATATTTCCAGAATTATCCATTATTCCTGCTTCTTTTAATTCCCCAGCTGTAAAAGTTTCACCAGTAACAGAATCTACATATAAGCCTGTAGGATTTCCTGCTTCATCATATTGCATTTCAACACCAGGCTGTTGACCACCCATACCACTAAACAAGCTACCTATACCTGATCTTATTGATGGACCTATAGTTCCTCCAAAAATACCTTTTTTTCCAACAGCAGGGTTAAAGAAATTTTTTAAACGAGAAAATCTGCCAGTTGCTGCTCCACCAGCTGCGCCTGCACCACCAGCTGCGCCTGCTCCAGTCATAAAATTAAATCCTGTAGATAAAGCTCCACCAACTCCAGGTATTGCTTTTAACATTCCGCTAACAGCTGGTCCTAATCCTGGTATAAACATACTTGCTACACCCAATACAGGTGCTGCTTTCTTAGCTACTTTTTTAACTGACTTAAATGTTTTCTTAAGCCAACCAAATTCAGGTTGACCTGTGATTGGATTAATGGACATGCCATTACCAACAGTATATTCATTCGGAGAAAGGCCTGCTGCCTTCATCTCTTGCTCTATGCGTTGTCTTGTTTCTTGGGATATAACAGGTGGTACTACCATTTCGCCTTGAGCGACGTGAGCCATATACTGATCTTCGTCTCTACCTAAGCTTGCTATTCCTTGTCCTGAGTTGTCTATTCTATTCATATTACAATTTTACCCTTAATTCGCTTCGCTGTTAATATCTTCTTCTATAGATGTTAACCAAAAAACCAACAAATATCTATCTCCTTCCTCTACTGCTAGTCCTCTGTGCATGTGTGTGTAACTAGGAAATATTAGTCCGTTACCTGTAGGTAATGGCTCTATAACTCCTTTATTTAAAAATTCTGTGCCTCCGCCCTTGTAATCTCCTGTGTTTAAAGGGACTACAATACTAACATCTGAGCTGGCGTCATGGTGCCAAGCTCCTTGTTTTTTATTCTTTAAGTTGTAGTTAGCTATCTGTATATTGCCGCCTGTAACATGACGATTCCATATACTTAGTAAGATTGGATTAATAAGTGAATTAACTACGTGCATCAATGAATCGTAGAGTTCTGGGCATTTTTCACTAAGAACTATCTCTGGTATCTGTCTTAGTTCATCTTCTTCTGGATTAGGTACAAATGAAAAAGATTTTGTCATATTATCTATTTCATCTAAAAGTATTGTACAAAACTTTTTTGAAAACAAAGGAACTGTATAAACATCTTGTAAAGGTTGCTTGACAATATCTTGTAGTGGTAATTCTTCTGGATCGCCTAGACCTTGGCTTTTGTAAAATTTAATTATATTTGGAAGTGATGCTTTTGCTTTTTCTAAAGTATCTTGGTCAACAAACCAATCAGCAGGAAATCCAAGCAACAAGTTTTTTAACTTGTATTCTTCTTGTTCTATTACTTGTTTTGCCAACATATAAAAATATCCTAAAATCTAGGTTACTGTTACATTTACTGCTATATTGCCCTTTGTTATAACAGAAACAGCACCTAAAGAAGCTGTAGCTTTAAAACCATTATTGGGTGTATTAGGAGTATGTAACTGAGTCCAGCTGTTTCCTATGTAAACTTGCAACACGCCTTGAGAAGTATTCCAAATTACATCACCTTCTAAAAAGTTTAATTGCGCAATCTCTGTTTCGTTGAACTGCGGCGTTCGATTTGGGTCGAACTGTCCTAAGTTTAACTCAAGAATCCTAACTAATCTATTAAAAATTTCAGCAGACATCTCTCCCTGAGCAAGCGGGAGGCTGGTTGGTAGTAATTTTGCCATTATCTTCTGCCGTCTGGTTTAATATCTAACCTAGTAGCTCCTAGTCTCCATCCTACGTTATCGTTACCATCTGAATCGTCATCTGACTCTACTCTAAATACAGCTTGACGACTTCTTGCTCTAAGACTTATTTGTCCAGTTGATGATCCTACAGAGGATGTAGAGCTGGTTGACAAAGATTCTCCAGGATTGTTTCTAGTTTTTATAACAAGATTTACCTTACCTGAATCTGAATTAGCTAAGAATTTTAAATCTGGGAACATTCTTTGTATGTAAGCAAATTGTTCGCCTTCACCAACTTCAAAATCTGAACTTTCTATAAATACGTTAGTCATAGGGTTGCCATCATCGTTAAACCCGTCTTCTTGTTCAAACAAGTAACCGTTGTAAGTAGCTCTAGGATAGTCTTCAATACCACTATCTAACCAAGCATGTCTTTCTAATTGTCCGTAATACCAAACATTATCTTCGTAGTTATAGATAACGTATCTATCTATTTCTGTTGCGCTTGAAGAGCAATAAAACCATCCTACCTCAGATTTTTCAGTAATCGTGAAAGCATGTACTTTAAAGGATTGTTCGTAATTTATATCTCCAAATACATAATTATGAACGTTGCAAGGTAATTTTTGTACGCTACCTGTGTAAGAATAAAAATTAGTTGAAGACATCCAATAAATAGCTTGTGCTGAAGTAACAACAGCTTTAGGCCCTATAAGACCAGTACCTTCATTAATTAGGTTAACCGCAAATGTAAAAGGTGGCCCAACAAATTGCATACTATACAAAGCAGTATCAGTCCAAATAAGTATTTCTTGTCTAGATTTAGTAGCACCAATAATAGAAGAACCAGAAGATAACCTTAAATCTCCAGCAGTATTAGTAATCAATGGTTGAAACTCTAAATCATTTTCTTGGTCACTAAAAGATATAAGCATAGGATCTATAGTTCCTGTCCTTGCTCCACCTGATACTGGATCTGAACCTAATACAATTAAATGCCTATCTTTTTCAGAGGTAATAACTTGTAAGCCTACTGTTGGTACTAAATTAGCTCCAGAAATAGCTGAAAGATTTAAAGCTCTTGTTTCTAAACCATTATTTTCTACCCATCTATAAACACCTCCAGCCCTAGGATTTATTATAAGATTTTCTCCAAAATGGTCATGTGTCCAAAGTCTTAGCTGGTTAGTAGCAGATAGTGCTGTAGTAGAGCCAAAAGTACCTTCTCCCCAAGTTCCAGAACTCCATCCAGTACCAGTTATATATACATCCAAGCCTACATTTATTTGATAAACTCCATCTACTGCGGAGCCTCCGTTACCAGAATCAGAGCTGTTGGCCGTAACAATACTACCGCTAGTATCTTTTGCAACAAATGTATAGGTGTTGGTTGTAATAGAAGTAATCTGATACTCTTGGTTTAAAACATTTGCTGTTATTAAACCTCCTAAACTTACAGCGTCTGAGAAAGTAACAAAATCATTTAATACTGCACCATGAGCATTATCAGTAGCTGTTATAGTAGAGCTGCCATTAGTAGCAGAAAAAGTAACGCCATTAGTCGTAGTCTTTCGTATGGGGGTAACATCTGAGTAACTATCTCCTTCTCTTATATAATATTTAAAAGTAGTGCCTAAACCCAAATATTTTGTACCTCCTAAAGAAGTCCAAGCGTGTAAAGCCCTACCAGTTCCTAAATAAGAATTTGATCCATCTTTAGACCAACCTCCAAACTTTTCTGGCCTGCCTTTTCTAAAACGTACAAGATTTACATCAAACCAACCGCCTGTATTATCGTATTCAGTTCCTTCTCTGTTTATACCTGGATTAAATAAAATCTTGCTAAGAGGCATTTTTTATACATGCTCCCAGTCTTTACCTTCAAATAGCAAAGCTTCAGCCTCTCTACGTCTTATAAGGCCTTGTAAAACTTTTCCGCCAGCTTTGTTCCAGCGCTTAATTTGGTTTGGGACATCTTCCCAATCTTTATTGTTAATTTTCTGTAATAAAGTTGATGAATTAAAGTTTGATGGCCCAAGATTAAATACCCAAGCAACTAACGCATCAAATTCATTTTGTTTAAGATCTGTTTTAACCATATCATTTATATAGCCTTCATACTCTTCCATTTCGTGAATTAATAAATCTTCTGCTTCTTGTGTAGTTATGCACATTCCACCATGTACAGGCTTTCCTTCATATTTTGTAGAGCCATATCCAATTGTCCAAACTCCTGCTGCGCATTTATAACTTACTGCATGTCCATTTTCTACTGGACAACCTTCAAACTTTTTTATAAGTGATAAACCTTCTTGTGAAATTTTCATGTTAGTAATCTCCCCATACTTTAACTTTTTTACCACCTTCGTAGGCAACTGCGTGCCCTTCATCAATAAGCATTTGACAAATATCTTCGCCATCTTTTGTATAAGGGATGCCCAATATTCTGCCATACTTACCTTTTCCAAGTGATTTTATTTTCAATTTGCCAACACAAAGTTCTTTTAGTCTTTCTTTTGCAGCAAGCCCTAGTTTTTTTTCTGCTAGATCTCTTGTGCGTGACTCTGGTGTGTCAATGCCTGCTAATCTAACTCTTTGTTTATGTAGCTTAACGTCAAATCCTAAATCTAGAATACAATCAAAGGTATCGCCATCAACAATTCTATCTAATGTCGCGTTGTAAACAAAAGCATCTGGTGCGTTTGCCATTTATTTCTCCTTTGCTTTACCTATATTTAAAGCCAACATATCAATAAATTTGTATAGTTTGCCAACCCAAACGTCGTCTTTAGGTGTAGAAGTAGATGCTGCAATTAAGCTTGAAACAGTTACTATTGTTGTAATCCAAACTACTATATTAGTTAAAAAATCCATATTTTTCTCCTTTGTGAAAATTAATGGTCTATTGATTTTAGCAGATTATTCGTCTGGTTTGTCAATTGTTACCTTTCTATAGTAAACAACTACTTCTTTAAGTTCATTTATGTAACGTTTTAACTCTTGCATGTTATAAGCCATAAGCTCGTAATCTGGAATAGACATGGCTACAAATACTAATTGGCCTTGATCTTTTTCTACTCTTTCTAAAAACTCTTCAATGTTTTTATCAGATACTACATACCAATAGGGTTCTTTAAGATCTATCTCCCTAGGCATTATAGGTTGAACTATAGTTCTTTCTACAGGCTTGGTTAAAACTTCTATTTGTTTAGTCGGAATCAGGCTGCAACTGCAAGCCATCATCAAGATCATCAATGTTGCGACTGTCTTCTTCAATGCTATCAAATACATTTTTCGTTCCTTTGTTTACCCTGGGTTCAATAAGTCCAGGCTTAGCTGCTGCTAATTTAGTTAAATCATGCCTTTTAAATATGTCAAGGTACCTTGTCATTTCTTGTTGTATCTCTTGATTACGGCCTTGAAGCTCTAACAAACTGGTAGCTTGCAAAGCAAAATCTTTTTTTATGGTAGCAATAGTTTCTTTTTGTGTTTCTACAGCGCCTTCTAAAACTTGATTATTAGTTTTAAGAGTAATATTTTCATTGTAAAGCCAATAAGAACTAAGTCCTAAAACCAATATAATACCTATTAATACTTGTTGCATTATAATTCCTCAATAATGTAATTAAGTCCACCAGAGCTGCGATACTCTATTTCCCTGCCTTCTTCATTGCGAAATTTTAAGTGGTTTTCTTTTTGGACTATAATTTTTTTTGTAATGTGAATGGTGTCATCTGAATCACCGTACTCTTTATTAAAAGATACAGTAATTTGATATCTAATTTTAAATTTATTCCATATCCATTTAAAGATTAATAACAGAACATTTTTAAATTTACTCATTTTAATTCCAAGTATAGACTTTAAGAGCTTTTGCCTTTCCTTTAACTTTTAAGTCTTCTAAAGATTTTAACTTAAAACTACAACTTTTGGCAGTCTCATGTCCTATAAGAAAATCAACACCTGCTTCTTTAGTTCCAGACTCAAGACGTGCTGCTACATTTACGCAGTCACCAATCGCCGTATAATCAAATCTATTATCTGAACCCATATTGCCTATAACTGCAAAGCCTGTGTTTACACCAACGCCTATTTCTATACCTAAACCAGATAGCTTTACTTCATCTTGTATTTCTTTAGCGCAAAGAATTGCAGCGTCTTCGTGATTATCTAAGTCTATAGGAGCATTAAATATGGCCATCATTGCGTCACCAATATATTTATCTACCATTCCCTCCTATTTTTTTACAGCGTTAGCTTGAATGGTTAGAGCTTTGTTCATAATCTCTGTTACTTCTTCTGGTTCTAATTGTTCTGACAAAGAAG